CTTGATAAATGAAGAATTAGCATTGACTCAACAAGAAAAATTAAAAGTTATTAATGAATTCAAAAACATTAATGATATCACCGAATCACAGAATAAGTACAAATCCGTTATTTCAGAAATGAAAAAAGGAAAGAAACCTATCACTGAAAGTCTTGAAGCGAAAGTATCAGCCTCTATACAGCCGTCTTCAAAACAAAAATTAGATGAAGTGAGCGAAAAAACTACTTACATCAATAACGAGCACATGAGAAGAATGCAGAAGGTTATTGACTACGTTGAAAAAAGATAATTTAGGCAAACATAAGAAATAAAGAATAAAAATTAAAAAAACTATGGGATTTTTAACAGAAAGTAACGAAGTAGGAAACATTGGTCTTAAACAACTTCGTGAACAAAGAGAAATAACTACAAACCGTTGGGAAAAAATCGGTTTGCTTAAAGGTCTTGACGGACATGTAAAAGAAAACTGCGCACAGCTTTTCGAAAACCAGTTATCTTATATGATCAATGAATCAACCGATTCAGCATCATCAGGTCAGTTTGAGACTGTTGCGTTCCCTGTAATTCGTAGGGTATTCGCAAAATTGCTTGCCAACGATATCGTTAGTGTTCAGGCGTTGAATTTACCTATCGGTAAATTGTATTACATCAACCCTAAAACTAGTACTGCTCCTCATACGGCCCCTCGTGGTGCTTATGGAAATGCTGCTGACAATCAACCAGATGCTGGTACTCAGTACGAATCACGTTCATTGTATGATGCATTCTATGCTCAGAGCTACAACGACGAAGGAACTTCATTGTTCGACAACTCTAAAGGGGAAATTACCACTAACACAGGTACAACTGTTTCAACATATGTTGTTGGTGACAAGTATGTAAGTGTAAAATTCAGTGGTTTCACTGCAACAGAACAAGGTAAATTGATCGGGCCTAAGGGTGCTGCTCAGGATACTGAATCATTCCTTGCAGGTTTGAAAATCACTTCCAACACAGCCTTCAATGCACCAGCTGCTTTTGCAACTGAAAGCATTCTTGCTGGAGCAACTCTTCCTTTCAATGTTAAGGTTCAGAAATACGGACAAGCAATTGTCAATACAGCTGGCGTTATTGAATTGATCGTTGACCTAACATACCCAGGCGCAGATGGTTACCAACCATTATCAGCTGCAACTTCTGGCGTAACTTTCAACTATACTTACAGAACATACAGCGATCTTGAAGAAGATTCTCACATGGCTGAGGTAACTTTCGTTCTTGATCAGGTAACTGTTTCTGTTGAAACTCGTAAAATGAGATCACAGTGGACTCCAGAACTTGCACAGGACGTTAGCGCATTCCACAACATCGATGCAGAAGCTGAATTGACTGCTTTATTGTCAGAACAAATGGCAGCTGAAATCGACAGAGAAATCTTACGTGACTTACGTAGAGGTGCAGCTTGGACAGCACGTTGGGACTATAACGGTCTTAGACGTCAGACTACTGCCTACATGGGTACACAGAAAGACTGGAATCAGACCTTGTTAACCAAGATCAACCAGATCAGTGCTCAGATTCACAAATCTACCCTTCGTGGTGGCGCATCTTGGATCGTTGTTTCTCCAGAAGTTAGTGCCGTAATGGATGACTTAGAGTATTTCCACGTGTCTAATGCAGACCCAGAACAGGATAAATATAACATGGGTATCGAAAAAGTAGGTACATTATCAGCACGTTACCTTGTGTATCGTGACCCATATGCACCAGCAAACACGATCCTTATCGGTCACAAAGGAACAAGTATCCTAGAAACCGGTTACATTTATGCTCCCTACGTTCCCATGCAGTTAACACCTGTAATGTATAACCCTTTTGATTTCACACCAATACGTGGTATCATCACTCGTTATGCTAAGAAAATGGTTCTTAACCGTTACTTCGGTAGAATCTTCTGCGATGGTCTACAGACATTCGGAATCGGCGATTTAAACTAGTCGTAAATATATTTAAAAAAGGACTTGCATTTGTGAGTCCTTTTTTTTATCTTTGCATCGCATTAGTAAATAAGATGCGTGAAAAATATGAAAGAATTAATTAAATTAATAATCGAAAATCTGGATGACAGCTTATTAAAGCCTAAATACAGAAAAATGCCATTCAGAAACAAATATACAGGTCACTGTTATGTTGCAACTGAAACGTTATATCATTTATTAGATGATGACGAAAAGGAAATTTATTGTCCATCAATATTAAAAATAAATAACGATACTCACTGGTTTTTAAAAAATAAACTTGATGGCACAATCATAGATATTACAAAAAATCAATATGATTTTGATATCAATTATAATGAGTCAAGATATTCAGCATTTTTAACAAAAGCACCCTCAAAAAGATCACAAACGCTAATACATAGAATATATGAGGAATCTGGTTTATAATAAAACTATAATCCTATTTCTAAGCATCGATGATATGATCACGATGAACAGAGGGGATTTAAAAAAAATTAAAGAAAATTATTTAACATCTTATGAAAACTGTATAATTTATAATTATCATGATTTAAAACATCATAAAAACATCATAAAAGATAAGATAAATAAGTTGAATTTTAGAGATCAAATAAGAATTAATGCTAGAGAATGTAAAATACGACACATTGAAAATACTGTAAAAAATGATTTTTTAAATGTAAATCACATACAAGGAACTGATAAGTCTCAAATTTTTTACGGTGCTTATAAAAATGAGGAGCTGATTGCTGTCATGACTTTCGATAATAAATCAAAAATGAACGGCAAACAAAATGATAATGAATTTGATTTGTCAAGATTTTCGATAAGTTTAGGACATATTGTCGTTGGAGTTTTTTCTAAGATTTTAAAACAATTCATAAACGATTATAAGCCATTAAAAATAACATCATACGCCGATCTAAATTATACAAATAAAGATAAAAATATATATGATTCAAATAATTTTTATCTGAATAAAGTTATTCAACCAGATTACAAGATTTTATTAAAAAGTTCAAATATTTTATATCATAAATTTACTTACGGCACTAAATTTTTTAGAAACAATGAAATTAGCGACATACAAAAAAGTATGATAAGGGATGATTCTAAAAGGGTGTGGAACTGTGGTAAATTACGATACGTTATCAGATTGAATGAGAATAATATGGTTATTTTTGGTTATATATATAAAATAACTAATGCATTAAACGGTAAAATCTATATAGGTCAAACAACTCGAACACTTAATAAAAGAATATGGGAGTATAAAAGTGCATATAATAAAGGTGCATTTTATAATCAATATTTATTAAACTCATTTAATAAATATGGCTGGGATGCATTTGAATTCACCATGATTGATAGTGCCACAAATATAACCGAACTAAATGAAAAAGAAATCTATTACATTTCGAAATATAAATCAAATGATCGAAAATTTGGATATAACATAGAATCTGGCGGATGTAATTCAATTCCATCTACAGAAACTCTTGAGAAAATGTCAAGATCACATTTAGGAATTAAGCAAAGCACTGAATGGATAAATAAGCGAATATCTCTTGCTGGGTCTGATAACGCAAAAAAATACGGCAAAGCAAAGACAGATGATGAAAAAACAGAATTGAGCATAAATTCTCCAAAATTCTGGCTCGGTAAAGAAAGAGATCAGACCACAAAGGATAAAATAAGTCAAACTAAATTAAAAAATGGTATATCTGATAAACAGAAGGAAGTATTATGTAAAACAGTTTACAAAAGAAATCTAAATAACATCATAATAAATACATATGAGTCCACATTAATAGCTTCTAAGTCTGAGGGTGTTAATCAGTCTACAATATCAAGATGGTGTAAAGATAATAAAACAATGAATGGCTTTAAATGGTCATATTGATCACCATTTAAAGCCATTTACTAATCTATTTCGCCTATAGTATTTTCGGCATCGTCAACCACTTCAATCAGTTTTATGCTTTCGAACTGATTAGCGATATAATTTATATTGTCAACGACTGCCGCCATCTTTATATGGACGTTATACAGAATTTCTGAGATTATCTCAAATGTCTCATTTGAATACTTAACCTCATTTCTGGTTATCGGAATCCATAGAAGATTCTTTTCTTTGTATTCGCCAGTAAAGATAAGAGTATTTGTAAGCCCATCATAAGTTACGGCTATGCGCAAGTTAGGCTTGTTTTCGATTTTTACATACCATTTCATATTTTAATCCTCCATTTTTTCATCAGTCCATTCATGGTCAAATATTAACTCATGCTTAGCTCTAGTAATCGCAACATATTCCAAATTCTTTTCTTGTGCCATCTGCCAGCCTCTCGAACAAGGCAGCGGCATTAAATCTGGACGAGCAATAAAAACACGATTAGCTTCGCTACCCTTTGCTTTATGTATGGTAGACAATATAATGCCGTCACCATTATCATCACTAAAGATCATAGATATTTTTGCCTTTAGATCGAGAACATCTTGTGACAATCTCCCCAGAAATGATAAAGTTAAAACCTTGTCTTCCAAAGCAACATAGCCACTATGTTTTTCAGGGTTTAGCATTTGCGTTGCTGCTAAGTCCTTCTTCATCATAAATAGTTTTGTCTCCCAATAGTAAATCATTTTATCGATAGTCTTATGATCCTTGATCATTTCAATTAAGCCTAATCCGATATCTGTACCTTTAATAACAGCTTTCTTATGTTGAACAAGTAGTTCAAAGAACAGTCTAATCAAAGGTGCTGTTGTTCTACATAAAACAAAGTCACCGCTTTCAGCTTCTTTTAAAATTGAACCCTCTCTCACTACGCCGTCAGGAGCATTCTCCAATGCTTTTATATCTGGAACAATCTCATTGGCTTTAAGTATGACATTTTTTGCACATCTGAAAGAATATGATAGTTTTAATGTTTCAGTATTCTTATAATCCCGAAACCATTGGAATGACTTATCATCGGAATAGTTAAACCCGTAAATGCCTTGAAAATAATCACCAACTGCAATAAGCCTTCCAACTGTCTTACCAGTCACCTTATCTTTTTTCAAAATCTTTTCAATAATGCGAATCTGGCATCTGTTTACGTCTTGAACCTCGTCAACAAAAACAACGTCCTGTGGAAACATCCATATTGAGTTATCGACAGCAGGTAAGTATACCATGTCGGTATAGTCAAATGTCGTGCGATCATTGGTGGCAGTATCCAAAACTTTGAGTGCCCTTTTTATGTCCTCTGGTTTATTCAGACCGATATCATATCTGTCCGATATATATGGAACATATTCAGGCTTTAGCGTTAAAGTTAAACGACAAGCGTCCACTAAGCGTTTTATTTGTCCGAAATATACGTATTTATCGGACTCGTTCTTTATGTTGTCCGAATAAGACCATGATTTTGCTTTTTTCTGAATTATCTTATCGATTTTCAATTCGTCAAATTTGATCTTACCCTTATATTTGCGCATAATTGCTGAATAGCCTAATCCATAGGTTGTATAGCATTTCACATGCTCTGGAAGCTTTAAAGAAAGTTCTTCTTTAATATGTTTATTAAATGCTAAAAATGTTATAGCTAATGATGAAGGTAATAATTTAACTGCCTCGACAATTGTGGTGGTTTTACCTGCGCCAGCAAATGCTTCAATTAGAATATTCTCTGATCTATCTTTAACAAATTTAAAAATTGTTTTCTGTTCTGCTGTGGGTATCATTTTCATTAAAAAACCCCGTCCTTTCTTACCCAAGATGAAAGGTTTGTAACTTCGTCTACTTTATACTCGTAAACTTCCTTTTCGTCGATCACATATACGAGCAAACCATCATCAAGTAAAAAAAGCTTATCGTCATATTGAAATTTATCCTTGTTTAATAAATCGTCAATCGTATCAACCTTGAAATTGTAAAACAAGTCAAATGCTCTGCTTATTTCAGCATTTGTTTTCATTTGACCTAGTATTAATTCGCCAACTTCTGCTGATATATCGCTAATAAATGCATAATTATCTTCAAGCAACTGTTGTAAAACTGGATTTACACTATAATTCTTACTAGCGATCATTCCATTCAAAATATACCTCACAATCTCAAAAGCGAAGAATTTATCCTCTGGCTTCATCACATAGTCTACAGGTAAATCTATGTACGGCATACCAGTTTCATCATTCAATTTAATGTCGTATTCAATCTTTATCATATTCCAATTTTTTAGTATTTATATTTAGGTACAAAAATACTAAATTATGGCGATAATAACAAGCACAAATAAAAATAAATTATTTCTTCATGTTAAGCATGAAATGGGTTATCCATTAAGACCTTTTGAAATCAAAGATGATATGATGATGTCATACCTTGAAATGGTTATAGAGGACTATTCATCGTTTGTCAACGCATGGTTGATACATCAGAACTGGATTAACTTAGAGGGCATGGATAAGACTGGCGGTGACTTTCTTTCGGCTTTTACAACCAAGTCTAACAACTACATGAAGTCATTCACCTATGCTTATTCAAAACAAGTTGGGTTGGGTACAAATGCACCAGCTGGAGCAGGCTGGGAACTTAAACGTGACTTCATTCTAACTACCGAAAATACACAACATTATTTAATACCTGCTGGCAGAGAAGTTAATGAAGTTTTGTGGGAAACTCCTCCAGAAGTAGACGCTGGACTCATTGATCCTATGGCACTTAACACGTTTACGCCAGGCATGGCAGGGTGGTCATATCTTGGTCGTCCGTCTATGTATGTGCAGCCAACATATTCTGCAATATTATCAGCACAGGACAGAAGTATGAAACAAAGGGTACTTCAATCGATTTTGACTTATCGCATAACTGGCTTAGAGACAGGCGAAAAGATGCTTCATTTATACCCAATTCCTGGGGGTCGCCATGAAATTGCCTATGGTTGGGGTAAACATTATGCTGGTAGAAAGGTTTGGTATTGGTATTACGATACAATGTTCTCGTCTTCAAAAGACGTTAAGAAATGCTTAAAAAAGAATTCGGATATCGTTAGATTACCATCAGATGCGCCGACAGAAGTTTTACAATGGGATAATCTTAATGATGTTGCAAAGCAGCAAATAAGAAATCTCTTAATTGCAAAGGTGAAAATGGTTGTCGGCGGTATTAGAGGTTTCTTTACTGGTGAACTAGGCGTGGCTGAAAAGGCACTTGTTATGGACTATCGTCATTTACTTGATGAAGGCATAAAATTAAAAGAAGACACTGAAAAAGTCATTATCGACGCATTGGAAAAAATGTCTCAGGCTAATTTAACATTGGAAAGAGCAACAATTGCAGAGAATATTAACAAGGAAAGAGGTTTTCAACCTATTATGTTCCCAATAATCGCTATTTAATATGAAAAAGAAAGCAAATAGAATTAATTTGGAAGACGAGAGATACGGATTGTTCATGACGGACAGTTCGTTTGATCTTGACATATTTTATGGTAGACAATATCTGAAAACCGATAACGTTCAATTTGTAACATTCCATAAAATTAATATCATTGAAACAAAAACCCATAGTTTATACGGTCAAGCAAAAAGCATTGATAAGAAATTTTTTCCACCGATCAGACTAAATGTTATGGTTGGCGTTGAAGATGGAACACAGGTAAATTATGGTGATGGTTCAGGCGGAATTGCTCGTGATGATTCAGGTATTTTAAGCTTCGGAGTGTATCTTCAAGAACTTGAAGAAAAGAACGCCGATATAGCTAGAGGCGACATCATTGAATATAACTTTAGTGGCGAAAAGAGCCGATTCTACGAGGTTGAAAACGCAAATAATGTAACTGACACAACCAAGAAAAGTATAGGCGGATTCAAACCCTACTTCAAAACTGTGAAGTGTGTACCTGTCAAGGGTGATGTAATAAACATTGAGTAATTACCGCTATAGCACCTATATCGACTGATCGCCATAGGTGGATGGCTGTAAAATACTAATCTTTACCGCTATAGCAGCAAAAAATGTCCAGCAAATAATCGTATTCACTGGACATTTTTGTCTAATTTCCTTTTTATCTTTTCGAGTTCGGATGTAATCAGTTTTCGTTGGTCTTCGGACTGGATTCCCAGCGTATCGCCGTAGTCTATGAATATATCGAAAGCAAATTTAATGAAATCCTTTTCTTTGCTGGATAGTATTAAGAATCTTTTCGATAATACAAATAATATTAATACTAGGAATAATATTATTATCGCTAATATTAATATTATAATGTTTATCATTCTTTTACCTCAACTAAATCTTTGGGATACACTGATATGTAATATCCATTTTCAGTTATAATTATGTTCTTCTCTCTGAGAAATATCTCAACATTCTTGCCTTTAAGTTCATTAATAAAACTATCCATAGCTTGAATTAAAGTATCATCGCTATATTTGGTTGCTAGGAATATCATATCCTTAGCAACCTCAAGACCAATTTTAATAATAATCACTTCTGTTCCTACTTCTAGTTTTCTTCGTCTTCTCATTTGTATTTATAATTGCTAAATTTATTATTTTTACTCATAACTCGCCACCTTATGGTAGCCATTGGAATACATAATACTTTTGAAGCCTCACCAGCTGATCGATATTCAATATCATTAACTATAATTGAAATGTTTTGTTCGCCATTATATTTTCCAGTCATGCTATTAGATAAAGCCTCTCTTGTAACATTACTGTGATGTTTTCCAAAAAATGAATTTCCATCGCCAGACTTATCCGAACATTTTCTACAAGTTTTAGCTGAATAACTCATAACGTTACCACATTTACAATACTTAATATTTATACCACCCTTCCAATTAGGGTTTAACTCCATCGGTCTCGAATATTTTGTTTTACGACAGTCATCGCTCATATTAAGAATTGTCTCACGCAAGCTAATTTTCATTCGTCGAATAATATCGTCTCTATTCGGATTGTTCGTTAAATTATCTCCACCACTAGATATTATGCCAATATTATATTCAGGCTTCAAGTCTAAATATTTTTGCTCAATCTCAAGCAAATCATCGAACATACATTCTTTAACAATTTCAAAAACAAAGTTATCGCCGCCATATTTATTCCACGCTCTTTGTAAATGAGCATTTTCATGCTTATTATGTATCAATCCGCTTTTATGTCTTTGCCATCTTCTTATGATATTCTTAGCAGAGCCAATATAGCTGTCATTGGTAATGGTATTTCGAATTCGATAAATTCCAGTTTTCATAGTATCTATTTCTTATAAATACTATGAAAACCAAAACTTAAAAGGCACACCGAAAATTATTTCGCAAGTCCCACAAATAATTCATAGTTTATTTTTGGGTATGACTCGTATCCAACCAACTCAAAATCATTTATATCTAATGATAAAATATCATCAAGATTATTCAATTCTTTGTTAATTTTCATTTCAGGCAAGCCTAACGGAGTTCTAGTAAGCTGTTCTTTAGCTGTTTCAACATGATTAACATATAGATGTGTATCTCCACCAATCCATGTTGATATTCCAGCTATCATATTATTTGCTTTTGCAAACAACATCAATAATAAAGACATTGACGCTAAATTAAATGGAATTCCAAGCGCAGAATCTGCCGATCTTTGATACATGTTTAGGTCAAGATAGAACTTTGGTATGTTCTGTTTATCAAGATATTCAATATTTTCTTTTGAGTATTCTATACCAATCGGATCGGGACAATTGTCGCCATGTATATCATTTTCGCTTGTATACGTACTATCAATATCGTAAACAGCATTGCCCAATATAACATGAACCATTTCACCATTGTCATAATACATTTTCACCCTTTTCTCAATACTTATAGGTCTGACGATAAACTGATATAACAAATGACATGGTGGAAGGGCCATTTCTTTGAACTCGGCTTTGTTCCATGCATCAATAATATGATAGCGTGAGTATGGATTATTTTTCAAGCCGTCTAATACCTCGGCAACCTGATCAACACCATTTTGATTTCTCCATTGATAACCATAAACTTTACCAAGATCGCCTAATTTATATGATAAATCATCACCAAGCTGATTTAATTTAATTCTCTCAACGAATTCTTCGGATGTGAATGGTCTGGTCTTATTTTCAATTGGGTCGTCCATCAAATAGTCGTAATCAGGCTCAACCATTGTGCCGACATACTTTAAATACCAACGATATGCATCACTATTCCAGATATTGCAATTGTTATCAATAAGATATTTAATGTTTGTTTCGCCACGTAGAAACCATAGCAATTCATGAATAATGCCTTTCCAATGCATTTTCTTTGTCGTTAGCAATGGAAAGCCCTTTTGCAAGTCCATTTTTATAACCGCATGCGATATGCCAATTGTATTAGGCATATTGGCTCTGCCACTTTCTTTTTCAACGCCCTTAGCGATGATCTTTTTCAAAACCTTTTGATAACTTTTCATTTATTGTAATTATTAATTGTTATATAGCCACTGCTCATGTAATTAATCCTTTAAATCAGCTTCGTATACACAAACCTTTGTCATTCTTAGACTTTCTTTTAATGGTGGCTTAAAATCTACTTCTGATATTTTTTTCATATACATATAGTTTATTTCTTCATTCATAACAACTAAAGCTAAAAAATTATTATCTTTTTGTTCAGTCAATAAAGGGTCATTTTTTTGGAACACCCAAGAAATAGGAAATATACCATTTACATTATGACTTTTAACGTGTATATTTAAAGCCTTTAATACTGATTCAGCATCATAAGAATTTAATACTAAATCAGCATCATAAGATTTATTGTATTTTTCGTATATATTTAAATCAGGGGAATTTAGTTCTTTTTTTCTTGATATTAATAAGTTGTAAACTAAAAACTCCGCCTTTTTGCCGTTATAAATATCGTTTATTATTTTATCTTTATTAAATTGATTTCTTTTTTCATATTCATCCAAAGAAGATGAAACGCTATAATTAGAAAACAACTCACATTGTTTATCTTGGTATTCTGTTATTTTACCTAATTCAATTCTCATATATTTATTACTTGTTATGATTAAAAATTAATAATTCGACTGGAAATGTCTTGATCTCGTTACACTTACAAGCACTTGTACAACGTTTTGAGCAGTCACGTGTTGTTTCAAATAAAATAGCGTCCTTTTGATGACATTTCGGGTCAACACTACCATCATAAAATTCGACAAGGTATACTCCTTTAAGAAACGAACTCATTAGCTCAGACTCTTTAGGACTGTAAAAATACAGCGATTCGATAATATCTCTATATTTCTAAGGCACATACATCTTAACATTCGTCTTAAGATGTTTAGCATGTTTAACAGCAAAATGATTGAATGCAACCATTATTGTTTGATTCCAATCATTTTGCATGTCGGCACTAAAATTATCAGGTCTTCTATAATCCCATGTATACATAATTTTATTCATTATTTTCGTCAATTATATATGATTCTGGACAGCATTTATACATATCCATCGATCCATCGGTAATAAGTCCAGTAAGACCTTCCAAAAGACCCGAAGCTTCCCATCTTTTTATGGCTTCTTCCTTAGTTTCAATTAACTGGGTACTATTTACCTGTTGATCCATGACCGCCTCTATTTTCAGATTTTAAATCATTAACTTCAATGAATTCAATATC